CCACACTTTCTGATTGCTCTAAACGTTTATGCAAGTCTGCAATCTCTGAATCAAGTTCTTCACAGAATGCATCCCACTGTGCTTTATTGTTTACAAAACTCTTAAGCGACATTACCACTAAACCCTTGTTCATTTGGTACTGGTGCTATGCCTGTTCCAATATTACCGCCACCTGCACCAGTTGGATCTTGAACGTCTGCACCTGCTGGAGCACCTTCAGGTGGCATTGGTGGTGGTGTCATAGGTTGTTGAAAGCCTTTCATTATCTCAGCTTGTATTGCTGCGTCTTGCATAGAGTTAGTAATTTTATCAGGGTCTAGATCCATGCTCTTAGCAATCTCTCTAATAATGTAATCCATTTTTGCGAACGGAGCTAGTACTGGATTCTGCGCTACCTGTAAGAACTGCATTAAGCGTTGGCTACGTACTTCATTAGCCATCAGGCTTTCAGTACCGTTAGCTTTTATTTCTAGGTCACCTCTTATGCTTTCATCAAAATCAAACTGCATGTTGAATGCAAAGAAAGATTTACCCATTGGGGCAATAAGATAATCATCTACATTCTTTACAACAGTCCTGATACTACCGTTGGCAGCAGACATAAGCATACTAATACCAGAAGCAGTACGGCCCACACCCGACACGCCTGTTTGACCATGTGCGAAAGATGGAAAGCCAGTTGATTCATCTGCTAGTACCCTTGCCTTATCAAATAGCTGCATGTTTTCACCTGCAACGTTTGGAAACTTAGTGCCAAAGATAGCTTGTCCAGGTGCACCGCCTTGTCTGCGAAAGACCTTACCTGGATGTACGGATAGGTCTTGACCTGGGACTAAGTTAGTTTCGTCTATCTCAATAAGAAGATTACCAGATAATACAGCATTGTCAACAGCCATTCTCATAAAGCCGTTCATTAGGGTCTGTGTGTCATCCATGTTCTCAGCAATGCCTACACCAAAGAAGGAGTAAGGGTTATGCTCAAAGGGTACTGCGTAGTAAGGTATACGTGCAGGTTTGAAGGGGTTAAGCACACAACGAATTACTTTACCGTTGACTGTCCATATATTAGCATTGACTTCAAACAAGTCATTATATTCTTTAGGTATCTTAATACCATTCTCTTCAAGTATATCTTTATCAACAAAGCCCCAGAACTCTAGTACCTCCCAACGCTCACTATCTGTAGATATACTATCATCGTCCTCCATCTTCATTTCCCAATGCTTACGCACATAGTCTGAGCCTGAAGCTACAGCGTCTTCAATAGCATCTTCCATAAAGTATGGTCTATCTTTTAGTGCACGTATTTGATTACGTGACATCTTGTGTCTCTGAACAACGTACTCTGCATCGTCCATAGATGTAGCTTCAGGGTCAGGGTAGAAGTCCCATACAGATACATGGTTAGTTGATGGTACAGTTTTAATTAGTGGATCATACTCACCTTCATCATCCCAGTTAGGATACTCTTTATCTATAGCGAATGGGCCTTTCATTACACCTGTGCCTAGCAATGCCATCTCAAATGCCATACTACGTAGATGCTTAGATGCCCCACTTTCTTGTAGTTGATCGTGTATCTTCTTTTCCATCTTCTTAGCTGCTACCATAGCAGGATGGAATGTCACACTCGTAGGAGTTGTACCGTCACCTTCTATTACTTTTTCAGATACTGATGAAAGCTTATCACTTACACTACCCATCTTTTTTTCTAGGTCATATAATGTTTCACCTGGCTTTAGTTTAGTTTCAGGTGTAATTAGATAAGGTTTATTTGTTTCAGTAGTAAAGGTAGTTTTTAATTCTTCTGAAGCTTTATCTGCGTTGGGGTCTAAGTTAATGTGTACTGCCTCTGCCACACCATCAGGTAATACAGAAGGATTTACAGAAAGAGGAAACTTATTGTTTCCAAATAGTACGTCTACTATCTGTCCGTATGCAGCTAGTGTTTTGGTCTTAGTAACCTTAACAAATACTCTAGACTTTTCTGAAGAAGTAAACTGTACATCAGGACCATATATACCTCTGTAGTTTCGGTATGCCCTCATCCAACGCTCTTCATCACCTAAACGAGCATCTTCAGCACGTTTGTAGCGATCACCTACAAAGGATACTATACTGCTTACACTTTCAAAGAGTTTGTCCTCTTCACTCTCTGCAGCTATTACATCATCTGTCTCAAAAGATAAGTCTTCTATTTCTGCCATATTTAATATCCAAATGTTGGGTCTGACATCTGAAAGCCAGAACGTTGTTTTGAAGGATCATAATCCCATATAGAACTTCTTGGTCTAGTCATTATACCGTAGCGTAAAGCGTCATACAAGTGATCTTCTGCGTGAGTATCTACATCTTCAGGGTTCTTTTTATCTAGCGGTATCGTAGGTATCTGTGCTATAGTGTTGGTGCAGGTGGAGAAGAACACGAGTCTAGGCTCTTCAGTGAACTCATCCACCTGCAACCTACGGTGTATCTCATTCTTACCAGACACTCTAGATCCACGAGAGCGATCAGAAGGACGCCAACGGCAACCCTTCATGTTCATTTGCTCTGCTAGTGATGGTCCAGTATCGCCTCTGTTGTGCCAAAGTGATGAGTCCAAAACACCGTACCTCATTGTACCATCTTCTGCTTCTGCTTCTAATATCATGTCAGCTAAATCTGTAGCTGTAACCTTAGAACAGTATAACTCTCTGTAAACCACTAGTTGTTCATCTGGTGAAACAGCAAACCAAAGTACTCCTGTGTAAGAACCGTAGCCGTAGTCGCAAGCCCTGAACCTAGCCCATGATCTAGGAATGTCGTATGGGTCAACTACGTGTATGGCTCTGTTAAACTCAGGGAATGCTGCTCCTTCATTAGTATCCCAGTTACCTTCTAGTAACTGCTTTCTCTGGTGCTCTGGCAATGATAGTAGCATTGCTTCGTAGTCACCGCTGTCTGCTAGGTATGGGTTATCAAACAAACTAGCAGGTATAAATCTACGCTTAAACAAGGGCTGTCCTTCACGACTATGCCCTCTAGGAAATCTTATAGTCTCACCCGACTCAATGTTAGTAGCCCAGAATGGCTCATTTGCAGGTGAAGGGTCTATAAACATTTTCTTTACCCAACTATGTCCATTGCCTCCTGGGTTAGTAGTACCTCTCATGTACAAACCTAGCTGAGAGCTAAATGCTGAACGAAGTCGTGACCTCATATAATCCCAAGCATAAGGAGTAGGCCACTGTGTAAGTTCATCAAAGCCAATCCAGTTAAACGCTTGTCCTTGATAGCGTGTCACGTCCATGTCTTTATCTAAGTAAGACATCCACAGTCTACCACCTCTAGGTGCAATCCACTGTGATTTACGTTCACTCCACTTGATACCAGGTATTGCTTTAGGATAAAGCTCTTGACTCTTCTGTATAAGCTCTCTAAGTTCTTCAGTAGTATGGCGAACAAGTAGACCACTAAAGTTTGGATCGTTTAGACCATGAAGGGGGTCAGCAAGCATTGCAAAGCTCTTACCACCACCTGCTGCCCCTCCATACAAGACTTCTCTTTCAGATGCGGATAAGAAGCTTGTTTGTGGTCCTGGGTTTGGTTTAAACACTACTTCTTGAGCAATGTCAACATCAAACTCAGGCGCTTTTACTTCGGCTGCTACAACTTGTACTTCAGGCTCTGGCTTCGCTTGACTTGTTTGTGTAGGCTCCGATTCTTTCTTCTTCAAGGTTCTTGATTTCTTGTAACGTTTCTTGGAGCCGCTTGGCAAGCTTCCGCTTAATTGTAGCTGCTTTCTTACGTTTTCGCTCAATGTCTACCCTTTTCTTAAGTCCTTCACCAGATATGTACCTACCCGTTTGCTTTGTTAGCCACAGTGCTACTTCTTTATAAGTGTATTGCAAGATATGATTCTTTGCAAGTTCTAATGCTTCTAGCTCAGGGATGATAGGCTGAAGTAGCTTATCATTGTCAGGGTCAACTTCATAACCAAACGGTATTGTTCTAGTTACTCTAGCTATTACGTGCCACTGTTTTTCTGCACCCTTGTGTGGTCTAGGTAGCTCCCAGTAGCCAAGAGATTCACGGTTTACACTTATTCGTTTGTTCCTTCTTTAGATGGTAATATAAATACGCCACCGCTAGATGACGATACGTCTACTCTTTCTACCTTACCAAGTCCTGCTCTGTCAAGCAAGTCTTTAGCTGCTGACATCTTATCTCGTATGCCTAGCTCTGTTGGGTCACTCAATGCACCCACCATAGCCATAGCAGCTTTAGGTGCAGTACGTGCAAAGTAACTACGTGTACGATCACCTATCTCGTCTTTAAGAGATTCTACAATAGCTGTAGTACTAGAAGACTCACCATACCCTGATAGTTTCTTAGCTTGTACAACATCCCCTCCTGCCTCTTCAAACAAGACTTCAAGGAACTTCTGTTGTTTTTCTGTTAGGTTTCTAGCCATTTATGTCACCATGTAAATTACAAATCCGAATATACCAAGACCTACAGTTAAAAGCAAACCTGTTACGCCCCAAGTTACTATTGCCTCTTGCATTTCAGCTTTACGGTATTCTTGTTCTTTCTTTTGTTTGCGTATCTTACCTTCAGTAGCTACAAGCTCATCCCAAGCGGATGGCCCCATACTGAAACTAATCCAGTCTTTTAGCTCTTTTCTCATTTCTTCAGCTTTTCTTTTAGCTGTAAATATTTCTAGAGCTTCTGCTTCTACAGACCCACCATTGAGTGCTTTCCACCAAGGAGGGTTCTTGTTTTTTTGTTCAGCATAGGCTAGATCACTCATGCAACCTGCCCATTGGGTCAACTGTCCTGACATAGCTTGTAGGTCTTTACCTACCTGAAAGCCTTTCTTCAACGCATTGAAAGCTACGGTTGCACCACCGATGATTGTTACTGGGTCCACGAGCCTCCTCCAAAAGTACTCCTAGTATCATTAAAGAACTGATTGTGTTTTTCAAAGAGCCTTACCTGATAGTATAGCCCTTTCTATATCACATCTACCAATGCCTAAGTCTCGTAGCTCTCTGTCAGTCATTTGGTAAAGTTGCAAACGTGCAATCTTACGTCTAGCTGACTCTGTTCTTGCTTCTATTAATCTGTTAAATAATCGTCTTATCATTTTATGTATTATCCTTATGTTACTGCCTTTATTGGCTGTTACATAGTTATACATAAATAACGTTAGGTTAGTAGCGACAATACGGAATATCCGTTATGTCGGTTGGTAATGTTCCTCCCCAGAAAGTATTACATGAAAGTCTGAGCTAGACTCTTCAAAACCTACAATCTTATCTCCTGCAGATAGGGCAAGATAAGCCCCACCTTCTATTACTTCTTCTAAACCATTACCTGCAATACTGTGATCATCTATAATAAAATGATAAGTTGTTGTTGCAGCTTCGTACCATTGAAGACTATACTTCTTAGTTGCAGAAGAACCGTTTGATACATGTAAAAATCTAATCAGACTAACAAAATTATTGGGGCAAGTGTATATAACATCACCATCATCCCCTCCCGAAGTTGCACTAAAATCCTTAGCTGCTGAGAAAAATTTAGCGTCTGCTAATATAGTCACTTTTTACCTTTTACTTTCTTAACTACTTTAGTAGTCCATGCTTCATTCTCTGGTGTATCAGGATCATCAGCAATGTAGTGACCTTTTTTATCCCTAGCTCTAACAGTTTCTACTTCAGCAGTACCTGACATCAAAGCTTCTAGTTCTGGTACTTCAGTTATAAACCCACCGTCACGATCTGGCTTATCCATTACTACTGCTTTGTTGCTATCTATAACTGTGTTACCCATTACAATGTAACCTAGAGATTCTATAGCTTCTTCTTGTTCTTTAGTTAAATCAGTCATTACTTACGAGCCTTTCTATTTGGTGGTACGGATGCACCTGCTCTAGCTGCGCCACCTTTAGAGTAACCTTTTTTCTTTTTGGTCATGCCACCTTTATTCATTTTACCTTTACCGTCTGCAGCATAAAAGGGAACCATCTTTCCACCCTTACCTTTGACCATCTTCAAGCCACCTGCTGCGTAGCCCTTCTTTTTCATACCGCCCTTGGCATAACCTTTTTTCTTCATGCCGCCCTTAGCGTAGCCTTTTTTCTTCATGCCACCTTTAGCCATACCTTTTTTCTTCATTTTCATTCCATGCATTGCCATGATTAATTTTCCTCACTGTATAAGTTGTTAAACACTCGTTGCGTATCCCATACATAGTCTACGTCTTCTTTTGAGTTATATATGTGTTGGTTTGGTTTAAAGTCTGGTGCGCCTTCTCCTGTTTCAAACCAAGCAGGGTGAGTTACTCTCACTCTATTATTGGGCAACGCAACTATGTTACCTGTGTATTTTCCTGCATCTAACAACTCCAAGACATGAGATTGCTTATGTTGTGCAGGATCATCTGCTACTTCGTTGTCTGTGTAGTCAACAGTGAAGTAATACTTTGCAGGATAGAACTCACCATCTACTTTGGCTATCCAAGGAGCAGGTGTCGCTCTTTCTAATTTGTATACTGAGTGTGTATGAGACATACAATCCCAGGGTTGTGCTAGATATGGTGGTAGCTCTGTAGGCCATTCCTCTAAGGGGGTATCTGCCACGAGTGCTGTGAGAGGCATTCTCGCCCACATTGCACCACCATGTATATTCTCTTCATCTTGATCGTCTGATTCACAACCTGTAAATATAACTTGAAAACTTAGAGTTCTGTTTGGCATGGTAGTTACACCTATCACCATACAATGTACGAACTCTCCATGATATTCTTCTAAGTTCTTTGTGTATTCTCTACGTACCCATGCTTTGAAGTACGGTATACTGCTAGTTAAAAATGACATTTATTTCCTGAAGGCTCTGGTTTTCTTTGCAATCTTTTTAGGTTGAGCCACATGCTGCTTACCTGCCGCCTTGCCTTTTCGTTTAGCTCTGGTTGTAGCTGCATACTCACTGCTGCTAAGAGACTTAATAGCCTTAGAAGGGAGGTAGCGTTCACCAGTAGCATTAGGGCCTTTCGTGGAAGGTTTGCCACTTTTAGTCCTCCACTTCTGATCGCCCCACTTCTTTAATGACTTCTGAGGTGCTCTCATTTAAATACTTTCTATAACCATATACAAAAATGGAGATGCTGCCACAATCATTAGAAACAAAATATGTAACATTACTTTCATTTAGACTTAACTCTGTTACTAGTCACGGCTTGTAACCTCCACCCTTGGCTTTGTATTGTTTAGCTAACATCTGAGCTTTACGAGCAGACCACTGTCCAGGATTGCCACCTTTGCCTCCTGCTTTGATGGAGTTAAAGAGAGACTTTCTCATCCCAGGTTTAGTATAGTTTCCTGCTTTGTTTACAGTGCTACCACCCTTACTGTACCCACTCGCTTTAATGGCCTGACCTTGACGTAATGCTGCAGCCTTCGTCTTGTAGACCTTGCCTGTCTTTCCCCAACGGTAGCCCCCTGTAACTTTATTGACTGGCATTATAAACTTTCTCCTATTTCTACACAAGTACCTTGTGAAAAGATACCTTTACTAACAAAGTTGTCTACCATTTGACGCATCTCTTTACGACAATTTTGTTTAATAGAATATAAATTTTTGTTATTTACCGTAAGAGTACACGTACTGGCATCTACAGGTGTCATACAAAACATAACTATGGCTAACCACATTAGAAGCTGACCGTAGCCCCTACTGTAATGTCACCAAACTCTAAGTCTGAATCTGTAGATACTTCAGTATATAAATTTATGTTTGTGCTAGGAACTGTGTAGTCCATTGTAAAATCAAGACCTTGAAAGATGTCTCCATCTTCTAACTCTAGCATGTCAATATCTGTAGCCATAGTAAAACCTATACCCATAGCAGTCAAACCTGCTGATGGTGTTAGTTCCCACTCCCAGTCTTCTACACCTGTTGTGTAGTTAATATCTGAGGATGCACCAATAGATACTGTTTGTCCTGCTACAGGAAAATCCATAGCTGAGACTGATGTAGCTGTCAGAAGTGCTACTGTTGCGATTACTGTTGTTTTCATTGTTAGTCCTTTACCATTTAACTTTGTTAGCCCAATATGCAGCAGACATCTTACCTTTTGCAATATTCTTGCTGTGTCGTGCTTTAAAACTTGCCCTCTTCTTTTTCATTCTATCCGATTCACCTGCTTTGGGTTTACCTGCAGTAGAGGCTCCTTGCTCACCAAAACGAATCAATTTATACTTGCCACCTTCTGATGCCATGACAACATGAGACTTAGTAGGGTGATCGGGAGTCCTCTTTGGTTTATTGACTCCTTTTAACCCTAGCCTTTTCATTGTCGATTTGACACGATCAGGTATACTCATTTGTATCTCTCGTACTTAGGGTTATCTTTCCTTCCGAATAGTGTCAGTATAAAGTTCATTATACCTCTACCAATTTCTGTAGGTGTTGGCAAGAGCCAACCTAAGATAAGGAGCAACATAACCCAGGGTGGTATGTTTGTGTTTATAATATCCAAGCTTCCCACTGATCCTGTCTCTACTTCTTTTGAAACTACATCTCGTCCTGCAGAGGTAGTTGTTTCAACAGACATAACTGACTGTCTGTTCTCTGCACCTATCTGAGCGTTAGAATTTACTGTAGGTCCGTCTGATCCTCCTAGCAACCCCAGAGTACTCAAACCACAACCAGATAAGAATAGAGTTAGGATTAACCATCGCATTACATCATCTCAAAGTGTGGAGCATCTATAAAAGGTCTACGATCTTGGGATCTTCTTAGATCAACGTAAGCCATCATAGCATCTTCTGCGCTTCCTGGGTAAGATCTTATATCTCCTTCACTCCAGGCTGCTCCCCATTTGATAGCACACCCAACTTCTTCTGCTGCAGCTTTGAAAGCATCACAGATGTCATCGTACAAGTTCAACTCCCACGATACTTCTGGTCCTACGTAGGCTACAACATCTACAGCCTGTGAGTATCCATCCTCTTGAGGAAGGTGCTTCGATCTCATAGTCTGGGATCTTCCTGCAGCTACGTTAGCTTCTTGCTCTTCTATGGTTCTGACCCCACATGTCACTCCGAAATCAACGCCTGTCAGTTCGATGGCCCTCTCAACAACAGCAATAAGGTCAGGGTGTACCCCTTTCAGTCTGTCTTTTGATCTTTGACTTAAATTAAAACTCATAACTATGGCCTTTGTTTTGGTCTAATTTTAGGAATAGGTTTCTTTACTGAACCTGGTCTTGGCTTTGGCTTTACAACTTTCTTTTTAGGTTGACTGCTCAATGCTTTCTTAACAGCTTTTTTAGAACTGCTTTTTATTTGTTTGTCTTTAGCTGTAGAGGCAAAACCCATAGGTTTTGTTACTTTAGGTTTTTTCTTAGTGCCTGTTTTAATTCCTACTCTTACGTTAGGCTTGGCTTTCTTTTTTTCTTTTTCGCTACTTTTTGCAGCACTCAGTATTCGATCTGTTACACTTGCACCTAATGCACCTATAGTTGCACCAGTTCCTAAAGCTTTTAACTCTTGTTTAGCTGTAGTTACACTACCCATTATTGCTTTTTTTATTTTCTTCTCACCTTCAGTGTCTGGACCAAAAAATATTTTTTTGTATCTAGATGAGATTGGTGCATTTCTAACCATATCTTTAGTTAGTTCTGAAAGAGGAACACCTATACTTCTAGCTATAGATTTTCCTAGTGCTAAAGCTGCATCTGTTTTTGCTGACATTATCTCATATCCTTCTTCATAGCTACTTTGTTGCCCATTGGTTTACCTGCCATGTATGCTGTCGCTCCCATGTAGGCTGCTACGACACCAGTCTGTGCAATATAAAATAGCCCAAGCAAATCTGCTAGGGCGTTAACTCTTGAGTCTGACATCAATGGTGTAAAGAGAAAGATAGTGAAGATAATCATCATACCCATTGCTACCCAGGCCATAAACTTCTGCGATTCAGCCTTTTCTTCTCGTAGCTCTACTTCGAGCATACGCTCTTTCATCGCTATCTCTTCTGCTGTGATCTTTCCATCACCGTCTACATCAAAGTCTATAACCATTTACTCTTTTGTAACCTCTTTATTTCCACAGACACGTTCAT